CCGTCACGAGTTCCGTGCGGAGAGACTGAAGGGTACGAACGGCGTTGTCGCTGTCCTTGTACTTCAGGTGCTTGTCGGCTGAGTCGATCTGGATGTCCGCAGCGTTCGTTCGCTGGGTCATCGCCGCTACACCACTGGCGACTGGAACGTACAGGTGCGCCATTGTCAAACCTCTTGGAAAGAGGGGACGGGGGTTGTCTCTCCCCCGTCCCGGTTCACCTGTCCGTTACGCCGTCGCTGGCGTGAACGGCCCGATCGGAGCGTAGTACCCCGTGATCACGAGCGTCCCGACGAGTCCGGTGCCGCTCGCGGCGATGTCGATGTTCTTGCCCGTGGACATCTGCATCCCGAGCGGCCAGTAGTCCACCGCCCGCGTACCCACGCCTGGGTCGGATGGGAAGATCGCCGCGATGAGCGGCGTCGAAGCATCATCCCGCACCGTCAGCGTGTGCGCGTCGGACGTGGAGCAACTGAAGATCACCGACTGGATGCAGATCGCGTACCCCGCCTTGGCCGGAATGACCGCCGCCGCTGAAGGGTCCGCGCCTACCAGCACCGACAATTCGTACAGGATCGGTTGAAAGATCCGTGCGAATTCATCGTGGAAGACACTGGAGCGAGCAATCAGGCCCATTGTGTCCTCCAGTTACGCGGCCGTCGCTGCGGTGACGGTTCCTTCCGCGTAGGTGACGGTCATGTAGGTGCGGCCCGTGGCCCCTGCGGGGGTCGTCACCGTGATCACGCCGATCACGGACCCGGCCGTGACATAGAAGCATCCGGCCTTGGTTGCGGTCGCCTGTCCCTTGCGGCCGGTTGCGGCGACGAGGTACGCGCCCTGCTTGCCGCCCCAGTTCTCGGACCCCTGAATCGACAGGACTTCTCCGACGAGGAGGTCCGTCGCCTTCACGTTGATCGCGTTGAACCATCCGGTCGCGGAATCGGCGTCCCCGACCGAGAGTACCGCGGCGGCCGCGTCCGACCACAGCGCACCGGACTGAATGCGGATTTCGAGGAGCGTTGCCCCGGCCGGAATCACCACGGTTCCGGTATGGGTCGTGTGGGTCGCGTCTTCCGTGAACGTGATGGTCTTGGCGACCACGATCCCCTTCGGAGAGCCGGAGAACACTTCGTTGCCCGAGTGCGTCTCGTGGCCCGAGTGCGTCTCGACTCCCGAGTGCGTCTCGTTGCCGGAGTGCGTCTCGGCCCCGGAGTGCGTCTCCGCTCCCGAGTGGGTTTCGACGCCCGCGTGCGTCTCCGCGCCTTCGTGAACCTGAGCGCCCTGGAACGTGTGAGCGCCCGTGACCGTCTCCGTTCCGGCGAGCGTGAATTCCGATCCCGTCGAGAGCAGCGCGACGGCGGAACCGGCGTTGTTGATCACCTTGACGCAATCGGCGGTTGCGTCGTAGAAGAAGTCGGTCGAACCGGGCCGCGTGCCCCGGCTCGCTACCCCTGCCTGCTTGTGAATCGCTTTTGCAGCCATGTTGTCTCCTGCTCCACTGGGGCTAGGGGCGGTTAGACCCCCGCCATGCTGGAGCCGAGAATGAGAGGAGCCGCTAACCCGGCTGAGTGGGTGCAGGGAGTGGAATTGAACCACCTTACTGACGGTTATGAGCCGTCGTCCGATCCTACCGGCCCCCTGCGTCGAAGCCTACGCCGCGCCGAGGATCACGAACCCATCGGGCGTGTCGCCCGCGTTCGAGTCGGTGTTGCCCGCGAGCGCCGTGTGAGTCGCCCAGGTCGCGCCGGTCGCCATCGACAGGCCATCGTGAAACACGATGCAGCCTTCCTTCATGGCCGCAGCCGCCGCCGCGAGCGGGATCTCGATGTCGCCCGTGGTCGAGCAGACCGTCGCATGGTCGCTGATCTTCATCCACGAAGCCGTGGTCGAAGCCTTCGGCTTCTTGAAGTAGATCGCGAAGATGCGGCAGGGGACGTCCGCGATCACCACGTCGTTCGTCGTGGCCTTCTCGAAGGCGACGAACTGGAGATCGGGGTTGCCCTTCTGCTCCATGTGCTTCCACAGCGAGCGAAGGGCTTCGACCGCGCCCGGTGCGTTGAGGGTTTCCCAACGGGTGCGCTGCTTGACGAGGTTGATGTTTTCGAGAGTGAGTGCCATCGGAAACTCCTTGCTACCCGGCTCGCACGATCAAGGTCTTTCGATCCTCGTCAGCAAAGTAGGGGGTAGCTTCTTGCAGGGGTTCATCTCTGCCCGAGAACAGCGCCATCGACGGGGTATCCTCCGTCGTCGGTCTGAGTGCGCGTCGGAAGGAGTGATGGGTCCGCTCCTTGGTGGTCCGCGCTCCCCCGGTCCTGCGGGCGCCAAGATCGAGGGATTCACCCCGCGTCCATTTCTGCTCGCGCCACGAAGCTCTGGCGCGAATCATAGCACCGTCTTCAATCGAAGCGGCGGAGATCGAACGCTTTTCTTCGTCCTCCGCGTCCAGCCGATCCGCGACCTTCTTGTACCCGCCCTGCCGCCGGATGTCCCGCTCCGCCAGATCCTTCAGGAGAATGGGACTCCAATGGACGAACGGGCTGGGCAGAATCGACGTCACGGGCACGAGCCGGTGTTTCCAGAACATCGTCGTGTCGGGCCGGCGCTTCGCCGGGTCCGCGACGAGGGTCAAGATCGCCTGCCCGTGTTCCACTCGCCGCGCCAGCCGGTAGAGGGCTTCCTCCTTCGACGGGAAGATCACCAGACACGGGTCGAACTTCCACATCTCTTCGAGGAACCATGTCGGCGGCGCCGCCAGCCCGAACGGGTTCTCTTCCACGATGAAGTTCATCGTGGGATTGAAGTTCGAGTCCGGTAGAGCGTTGAGTGAGTGCAGCATCACCGTGAAGCGTCAACGGGTCCGTCTTGGTACTGAAACGGCCCAGGGGCCGACCCCGAGCGACCACGCGGAAAGCCGCTGGTGGGCGCTTCGACCGCGCCCTGATCCTGCGGGGCCATCGACGCGCGATTGAGGCGCTCGATCGCGGTGCCGACGTCGGTGTACGAAATCTCGTTGAACGGCCAGTGTTCGCTGGCAACGACCTTCCCATCGGGCAGACGGTCGGCCACGCCCACAAGGAATTCCGCTTCCCCGCTGTAGCGATCCTCCGTCCCGAGCTTCACGTTCTGACGACGCGCGTACTCCGCCATCGTCTTGTTGAGGGGCGTCGTCTGCGGTTGCCCGTCGCGGCCCGCCGGCTCGATCTCGCCCTTCGCGTTCTTCCGATACCCAGGAAAGACGACCCCAGGGTACCCGTCGAACATGAAATTCAACACCTTCGTCGTCCGATTCACGGCTTCGACGATCGACAAGTCTTGCTGCATTGATCCTCTCTGCAAACGGAGGCGCCACCGGGAGAGAGGCTCCGGCGGCGCCCCCTATTCCAAGGCAGTTGCGGGGACCGCCTTAGAAGTCCCGAACGACGACGACGCTCTGGCCCGTCACCCCGTCAAAGCGGAACGCCTTGCCAGGGTTGCGGACATGGTACTGCTGCCGCTTGCGGTACCACGCCTCGAACGAGTCGCGGGCCGCGCTGCCGTAGCCCACTCGCACGAGAACGTGCCCGTCGTCGTCAACCCACTTGCCCTTCTCGGAGCCGTAGCAGGTGCCGCCGATGCCCTTCGAGTCGATCCCGAAGACCATCGCGAGCGGGTGGGTCCGCATCACCTTGATCGGAACCTCGCCCATTGTGATGTCGCCCTGCTTGAACGCGGCGGTCGCGCCATCGGGCTTGTTGAGGTCGCGGCCCTGGTAGCGGCGGTCGCTCTCCAGCATTTGCAGGTACACCCGGCGAACCGAGTGGTGCATCGTCAGGAGGTCGATCCGCCCGCCGAGCTTCTGATCCACGATGTCGCTCGCGGACTGGAAGAGGTCGATCGACAGCGCTCCCGTGCTGGCCTTGACGTAGGTCTGGTACTGGCCGTAGAGGGAGCGGTCGATGTTGAAGTAGTTGTTGCGGTACGTGCCGTCGTCGAGCAACGCGCACAGGCCGTAGAACCCATGCTCGTAGCTCGTGTCGAGCGCGTCCGTGACGCTGGAGTTCGCCGCCTGCACCACGTAGTCGTTCTCCGCGACCGTCGCGCCGGGAGCCGCATCGAGGGTGATGCTCACGCCCGTCGAGATGCAGGAGACGACCTTGCGAATGCCGGCGCGGAGAGCGCCCGTCGCCGGGTTGATGAACGCGACGTACATCCCCGGCAGAACGAAGCGGTTGCCGAAGTCGGCGCCGACGATGTTCCCCGGCGCATCGACCGGCATGATCACGCCCGTGCCGTTCGGCGTGGCGGTGTTGACGAGACAGAGGACGCCGCGCCCGTCTGCCGTCAGCGCGTACTCCTCCATGCGCGAGATGTCGTCGATGAGCCGCGTCATCTCGTCCTTGCGGGCCGAGACGTAGGCCGCTTCGGAGCGCAGCGAGTCGGCCATCGCTTCCGACGTGAGCCGGATGCGGGCCATTAGCTTGCGCTGCCCGATGTGGACCTTCACGCTGCCCTGCGCTCCGGCGTCTGCGAACGCGCCATCTTCTCCGACGAACATCGGAGAGATGTTGCGGGTGACGTGGGCGTTGTAGACCACTTCCTGCCCCGCGTAGTCCAACTGGGACCACTTGAACTGATCCTTCATGGGGAAGTTGTTGTTGGTCATCTCGGCCACGTAGTCCTCGAAGACCGTCTTGAGCGTCCCCTGAATGATCTGAGTGTTGGCGCCTGCCATGAGTGCCTCCGACTATGAGGACTGCTCCATCGCTTGCTTGGTCTGTGCCCAGCCGCGCTTGAAGATCGCGTCCTCGTCATCACCGTCGTTGGGTTTGGGTGCCGGCGTGCCCAGCGGACTCGACGAGCCGCCACCAACCGGAAGGTTGGCAACCTTTCGAGCCTGAGTCACCTGTCCCGCCACCGTTTCTCTTCGGAACGGTTCGACGAAGTTCGTGCGCCAGTCCGAGACGAATTCCGAGGCCAGCTTGTCGTCCTTGCGGTCGTACCGCTGCGCGCGCTGGCCGGTCGGATCGCGCATGACCCAGGCCACGAAGTTGTCGGTGAGCGTCTGTCGCATCTCCGCCGGCAGATCCGCTCCCGCCTTCTTCCCGCCCGAGAACGCCTTCGCGAAAGCGTCATGGACGGTGCCGAGGGTCCGGGTCGCGTGCGCGTCCCACTCCTGCTTCTCGCGAATCTGTCGCTGCTCCGAATCCGTCATGATCCCGGTGAGCTTGTCTGCGTGTTCGGCCAGTTCGAGCATCTTCCCGATCCGCGGGTCGAGTTCGATCAACTGGGCGAGGAGACGCGCTCGCCGTTCCTGTTCGGGGTCCGGTTCGCCAGGGGCAGGCTTCTCCGCCGGCCGCGTAGCGAGCAGTTCCAGTAGCTTCGCGTTCGCTTCTTCCGCTCGTCTCGCTCGCTCCGAGGTTTCGTCGAAGCGGTACTTCGGAATCGTGTCCCCGGCATTCGGCGCCTCGCCTGCTGGAGCCGGGGTACCGGCTGGCTCCTTCGGCGCGGCTGCGACGGGCGCGGGATCGCTCGATACGCCCGAGCCGCTCGCCTGCGGCTCTCCCCCTGGGTTGCCTTCATCGGGAATCTTGAATTCCGGCCATCCGTCTTCGCCAAGTGCCACAACACCCACCTTTGTTTGTGCGGTCAGTTCCGCAGGGTTCTCTCTCGCTATCCTAAGCCCCCTGTCAACTCAGGTCACTCAGGCCCGCGTCCTTGGGCGCCCTGCTTGTTCCCCTTCGGGACATCGGCGGGGTTCCCAGACTCCTTGTTGGACCGTTCTAACGCCATGCCCATCCCCTCTGCGCCCTTGGGCGCTCCCGGCGCGGCGCCAGCGGCCATCATCGCCTGTTGCGCGGCTTTCGTGACCGCCGACAGGTCGTGAAGCTGCATGTGCTTCGTGAATTCGGGGACCAACTCCGATCGCTGCGCGAAAATCCTCGCGGCGTTGTCGGCGTTCGCCCACTTGCGATGCTCCGCGTTGTGTACGTCGTCCCGCTGCCAGTACTGGACCGTCATCGGGAACGGCGTCATGAACTGCGACGTCTGCATCAACGGAACGCCCTGCGGAGCGGGTGTGCCGGTCGTCGATGCCTGCGCCGGGGGACCACCAGCGGAAGACTCGTCGATCGCGGACTCCGCAGGGAGAGGAGCCGGCGCCGCGCCCATCATGGACTCCACGGGCGGGGCGCCCGCGTTCCCAGAGTCCATCATCGGCGGCAGAACCGGGGCTTGTGGCACGAGCGCAGACACGGCTTCGTTGGTGGCCCACCGCTCGAAGGCGTCCTGCTCTGCGAGTGCCGATTTCACGTCGTTGTCGAGTGACGGCAACAGATCCGTCTGGCCGAACGCCTTCAGGATGTTGTACCGCTGCTCCGCGTCGTTCTTGTCGAGGAAGCCAAGCTGATTCAACTGCTCGATCGCGGCGCGACGGCCGAGCGACGTCTTCGGCGTCTGCGATCCGTCCTCGATCAACACCTGGATCTCGCCGGAGAGGTCGGCCTTCTTGAATTCTTGGAAGGTCCACGACTGGTTCGGGCCGAGGACGGCGAAGATCCGCTCGTCGGGTCCGAATTCGCGTTCGAGTTCCAGCGCGAGATGGTACCAGGACCGATAGAGGTTGCCGCGCTCTTCGAGAGCGGGTCCGAAGCGGCTCTGCGACCGCTCGACGAGCAACTGAAGGGCCGAGAACGCCTCGATGTTCGGCGGGCGCTGGCCTTTCAGGATGTCCGAGGTACCCATGAGGTTCTCGAAGTCCTGAAGAAGCTGCTCGCGAAGCTGAATGACCGTGATGGGGATGTTCTCGCCCGCGATGCGCTCCGGCTTCGCGTTTCCGCCTCCGACCATCGGGTTGTACTTGACGACGAGGCCCGGTTCGCCCGTGAACTTCTTGATCTCGGCGCCCTTCGGCTCCAACCAGACCGGGTTCGCCGTGCGCTGGACGATCAACTGGGTCAGCGAGTCGATCTGGTTGATCTGGTCCTGCTTCGTGAGGCCCGGTTCGAGCGGCGAGCGTGCCCAGATCCGACCGCCGAAGTGTTCGTAGCCGGCGTGCAGCCACGGGAAGAGCGGATTGCCCTTCGCGTTGTGGTACGGGAGCGGGCCAGGAACGCTTTCGTTCGCCAAGCGGACGACCTTCGGCTGCGCGTCACCGGCCCAGCGGAGCAGCATCCCATCGGGATAGTCGCGCGAGGGCTTCAGGTGGAGTTCGTACTCCGTGATGCCTTCGGCCTGGGTCGAGACGGTCCCCGACGTCGCGTAAGACATCGGGGCGCTCGCGGAGTCTGAGGTTGTCGCGAGAGCGCGGAGTAGCTGAAGGCTCCGCTCCTGCGGCATCTTGTCGAACCGCAGGGTCGCGCAGAAGTCCTCGCCCCAGTTCGTGATGCAGTAGTCCTTCGGGCGCCACCGCGACCGGATCAAGTGCGAGATGCTGTCGAAGTCCTGGTATCCCGGCGGCAGTCCGATCTCGAAGGGCGAGCAGACGTCCGTCACGCCGCAGCCGGCGCCGTTGGACATCCCGATCGGAGCGCCACCTTCATCAACCGCCGGGATGAACGAGGGCATCCCACATTTCGGACACGCATTCGACGCGGCCACGATCTCGTCTGGCGCCGACACCGTTCCGCACGCCTCACACCGCTCGAAGGGAATCAGGACGTTGCCGGCGGCGGCGTTCTTGTCCCACCACGTATGCAGGAAGACGTTGCCGAGCGTGATGTACCAGAAATCCGCCTCGCGCCACACCTTCTGCGCCTTGTGTTCGTCGCGGATCGCGGGTTCGAGCTTGTCGGCAGTTTCGGCCGTCGTCACGTTCTTCGGGTCGTTCCCGAGCGGCCGACACTTCGCGACCAACTGCACGCTCGCGAAGACGCTGCGGTACGACGCGATGGTTTCCCCGATCTTGTTCGTGACCGGGCGGGGAATCCACTTCGCCATCCGTTTGTCTACCCACTGGCCGCGCTGCACGTCGTAGTAGATCCACTGACGGCCGAGCGAGTAGAGCAGGATGCGCCACCACCCGCGTTCGAAGATGAAGCGGTTGTCGTAGGCTTCGTCTTTCAGCTTGCCGGCGAACTTCAGGAGCGCGGCGTCGTTGAGGTAGTCCGGACCGCGCTTGATCAGCGGCCCGGTCCCGCCAGGAGTGAGCGCCGATTTTGCGGCCGCAAGTAGACCCGGCACGCCACCATCGCCTTCGAGCGTCGGGCTGAAGGACGGTGGCAGAAATGGTGCGGCCATCGGAACCCCCTATCGCTTGTACGAGATGTTGCCCTGCGCGTCGGTTTCGATACCGAGTGCCGCCGCCGCCGCGTCACCGACGTCTTCCATCGACGCCGACATCAACTGCGCCAGCGGGAGCGAGTCGTCGGGAATCCCGTGTACGACGCCGCCACGCATCGTCTCTTCCGCGTCCGCGTTCGGGTCGCTGCGCTCGATGATGGGCTGCGGGAAGGAGAGGCCGAGGCGGGCTTCGGTGAGAATGCGCCGTTCGTGTTCGAGACGGTTGACGTGATTCGTCAGCCAGTCCTGTGTCGCCTGCATGGAGGCGACCTTCTGCTCGATCGCCCGCGCCCGCTCGTTCGCGAGCGCGAGCGCTTCCACCATCGTCCAGAAGCGATCACCGGAGATCCACATCACACTTCTCCGTTGAGGACGATCGCGGCGTTCGCCGTCATCACCGCTTCGCGCACGAGCCGAAGCGCGGCCTGTTGGTCGGCACACTGGGGCACGGCGTCGAGGATCACGTCCGCGAGGTCGTGCGCCTTGTCGCGCACGAGGCGGAGCTTGTTGATCTGGTCCGCGTCGGGCGCGTGATAGGTGAAGATCGCGGCTGCGTTCTGTCTCGTGACTGGCATACTGTCTCCTCCCTCAACCCCAAAAGTCCCCGCTTGGATTCGTGCCATCTTCAGTGAGAAGCCCCGGCATGTCAAGGTTCTCGTCGTTTTCTTCCTCGAAGAATTCCGGGTGATCGATGCGCTGGAGCTTCTCCAATGCCCAGCGGTCCTTGTCTGGCACGCCTTCGAGCGAGCGAAGCGGGAGCGGCTCCGCCGCGTAGGGCGTCTCGGGCCACGTCATCACCGCGTAGCGGAGCGCGTCGGGGAGATCGTCGTTCACCTTGACGACGCGCTCGCGCTTCGCCTGCCCACTCGAATCGACGTTATCAGCCCAGCGGTACGAGAACATTTGCTGGACGAGCTTCGGGCACCGCTCGCGGACGATGAAGAGCCGGTTCGCGAAGAGCCAGGACTTCACGCGCTGAATCCCGGCGACGACATCGTTCTCCGCTTGCGTCGTGTAGATGCCGTGCTGCGCGAGTTCGATCGCCATCTGCTTCTGCGATCGGTCGATGGCCCACGTTTGGGCGCTCGCGATCTTGCACCGTTGCAGCATCACGAAGAGTCCCTGTGCGTGCTTCATCGCGGTCGCGTCTCGCGCGAGGTACTCGCCCACCACCACTAAGCCCTGTTCCGTCGAGACGAGCACGACGCCGGCAAACGGGTGATCGGCGCCAGGGTCGAGGCCCACGAGGACCGGGCGCGAGAGATCGACGCGCGGCCATTCAGGGATGAACCGCTTCACCGCCTCGTCGGATTCGAGGATCTGTTTGCCCAGCACGTCGCCGTAGATGGCGCCCGTGAACGAGACGAATTCCGCCTCGAATTCCTGCAAGTAGAAGAGCGGGTCCATGTCCCGCCGCGCGGCTTCGAGTTCGTCCGCGTCGATGCTGGGATTCTCTGAGGATTTGTACTTGCACGCCCAGAACCCCGGCACGAGATCCGCGGCCGGTTGCCAGAAGGACTCGAAGCACCAGTCAAAGCCCGAGGGCGTCGTCGTGATGATGGCGGCGCCACGCTTATCGACGAGCGCCGGCACCAGCGTTTTCCACGCGACCTGTGCGACGTCTCGCGCTTCGTCGATCCACAACAGGTCAAGGCCGGGTCCGCGGCCACGGTTCACGTCATCGAGCGAGCGGGCCTGGATGATCGTCTCGTTCTTCAGCGTCCACTCGTAGTGCGATTCGGAGAACGGCTTCGCGAGCCAGTTGCGGGGCAGGTACTTCTTGACCGCGGGAATCACGTAGTCATGCAGCTTGGGGTAGCTGCCGGTCGTGACCCAGATCGTTTGCCCGCCGCGCCGACCGGCTTCGCTCGCAACCGCCAGCCCGCCGATCAGCGTCTTGCCTCCCCGCCGGCCGGCGAAGAGCGCGAGCCGCGTGTAGGCCCGTCGCATCTCGTCGTCGCCAATCCGTTGCCGGAGCGCCTTGAGAAACTCCTGTTGGTACGGATTGTAGAGGAGCGAGACGTTGCCGGTCCCGACTGGCTCCACGACGCGCGGGCGGCTCATGGTGTGGGGTCGGTCGGCGGCTCCACGAGCGCGGCCGGGTCCGGGGCGACCGGCGCGACGTCAATCACCCCACGTGGAGCGCCGACGATGCCGCGCGGGTTCATCACCTGGGGCACCGTGGGCATGATGAAGTTCACTTCGAGGGTGTTCGACGGCAGTTGCCCGCCGCCTTCCTGCGCATGGTGCGTGCGGAACGCGCCGAGTCCCTTGAGCGTGTCCTGAATCGCCCAACGTTCGCCGTTGCCCAGCGCATCGACGAGCTTCTCCACCGCGAGCGGGAGCGCCTCCGTCGTCAAGTCCTTCAGGACGTCATCGAGGTTCCCGTCCGATCGCGACTGCTTCAGCACGCGGCGAATGCGGTCCGGTTTCACGCCGAGGCCGTTCGCGATCAACGTCACCGGGTAGCCGCGCAGCTTGAGCGCCGTCGCCAGGACGCGCAGATCCACGTCTTCTCGCGCGAGGCGAGCCATGAAGACCGCGCGGCCTTTTTCGAGACCGCCCCCGCCGAGTTCGAGGTCTTCGATGGTCGTGGTGGAGGTCAGGACGCCGAGCGGCTCGAACGGTGGCGGGTCTTCCCCGCGTGCCTTGACGGTCGGCGTCGGATTCCGCATGTCGAGCGGATCGTCAAGGCTGCGGGGCACAGACGCCGGCGCATCCAGCGGAATCTCGTCGAGAGCGCCGCTCATGGCGTCACCGAATGACGACGCCCGCAGGACGGCCGGGAGGCGCCGCTGAGAAAGGGTCAGACGTCGCTTGGCCGAAGATGTTGACGGCTCGCACGAAGACGGTGTGCGGGACGTTCGTCGTCATCGTCAGCGGACTCTCGCAGCGAAGCGGTGTGCCGATCACGCAGGCGCTCGCGGCCAGGGTCGCTGCCACGGTGCCATCGACGAGCACCTCGAAGCTGTCGGCCGCTCCGCCTGCGGGATCGTGCGTCCACTGGCAGGTGTAGGTCCGCGGCGGTCCCGGCTGCGCCTCGATCGGCACGAGCGCGTAGCCGGTGAGCAGCGCGGCCAGGAAGACGACGACGACGGCAGAGCGTTGAAGTGAGGTCATGCGGGTCAGTCTACGCCCGCTTCGTCGTTCGCGCAACCTTCTTGCGTTTCAACGCGTCCCATCGCTCACGCAGCTTCGCGGCCTTCAGCCAGAGGAAGTTCACGTCGCCTTCCGCGTTGACGACGGCCTTCCGCGCCGCGACGAGCGCCTCTTTCGCGTGGAACAACTCGAAGCCGACAACGATGATGTCGTGCGCGACTCGCGTCTTCAGCAACTTCGACGTCTTCAGAGGATTCGACGTCGGATACTTCTTCCGTGGCTTCGGCGGAAGGTCCAGGGTACAGACACGCACCGGGCCGCGAGGGATGGTGTTCATGGGCTGTCCTTTCAGCGCCGCGATCTCGCGCGTCCACGGCTAGATGCTCACGCGGAACCGCAGGGACGTCAGCCGGTCGAAGAGCCGCGCGGCCATGTCGTTCAACTGCCGAAGGTCCGCGCCCATCGCCGTCGCAGGCGGCGGCGGCGGCTCCTGCGCATCCTTCGTCTGTATGGGACCATCGGGCACCAGCACGAGTTCGATCGCCCCTTCGAGCATCGCGATCGCCTTCGCGAGGCTCTCCAAGTTCGAGTGCAGCAGGAGGAGTCCCACGCGCAGTTCGCCGTCCGGTTCCCGCTCGACCAACCCCGCGAGGTTCGACGGCGGCTTCGTCCCCTGGACAGCCATCGCCTCGCCCCGGTCCAACACGCCGCTGCCCCGCTGTCGATCCATCATCTGTGCCATGCGTTGCCTCCGTGGTGAAAGAGCCGCGCCGGGTAAGTTGGCACTCCCGCCCGTCCCCTGGTTGTCCGTTGGCCGACGCACTCCCCGGTTGTTCGGCAGTCCCGGCGCGACTACCCGAGAGCCTAGCAAGTCCCACGCCACCCGACACCCCGCGCCAATCGACGAACCGACCCCCGAAGTCGCCCCCAGCCCAGACCTTCGTCAACTTTTCAACCCCGCCACAGCAGAGCCGGCGCGATTTCACCAACTTCAGTGAAGTCCCTGGCACAGCCCTTGCTCAGTACGTACGTACGTACGTACGAAGTACAAGAACGTACAAAGAAGAGATATAGATATAAGGGGCATTGTTACCCCCTCGAACCATACCCCCTGTCCCATCGAAGGGGCATCGAAAACCGAATAGAATCAACAAGTTAGCCCATATAGACGCCAGGAACAGCAGGAAGCCCCTTC